CTCAAATTATTCAACATGGTATTATCAAGAGTTGTGGAGATATTGGACAGGAATTGACAGCATTATGTAAATATGGAGGTTTTGTGGGTAACAGAAACTCCATGAAATATGATGCGAATGGAAACGCGCCGATTGTATATTTGGCAAATGATAGACCAAGTGGTTGTCGTTATGTATTTGTTCGTAATACGATAATTAATAATGACCGATTAAGAATATTAAGTCAACTGAATGAAGAATCTATCGGTGGATATTGGAGTCGTCGTATTGGACTTGTATCAGCAAAAATGCCTCCCAATCCTGATAATATATTTGCGTTTGCCCCACAACCACCAACAAGCAATATGATATATCCCCCACAACCACCAACAACCAATAAAACACCAGGAAAACGAAAATTAGAAGTAGAAAATAATAATAATAATACCTCTTCTAAAAAACGAAGGACAGGTGGTGGAAAAAAACGAAAAACAAAGAAATCAAAGAAACAAAAGAGAAATATGACACGCAGAAAAATCTAATTATCGGAATTCATACATTACTAGTTCGTCGTGTGTTTTTGGATTTGTTTTTTTTTTGATTTGTTTTTTTGGATTTGTTTTTTTGTTTTATTCCCAGCATATTGTTCATTGATAATTTTAAAACCGTAATTTTCTGATTCATCTTGTGACACAAAGGATGATGATAAATTTTTATAAATAAAACCATATACTGATCGATGCAAGTAATTTCGATAATAATCAGTGGTTTTAATTAAAGACAAGTACCCCATAAAATGATTTCTTATAGAATATTCATATGGTCGATATTCAATAAAATTGTTATTTAATAATATCGTTTTCATATTTAATAATGGGGTTGGAATAAATATATATTTACATGCATTCGCTATAGCAAATTTTCGTAATCCTTCTAATAGATGTAAAGAAATTTTAAGTTGAGATTTATTAAAAAAATTATCAATTCTAGCACGAATTCCAAATCCAATACACATATCGTTTACAATCCAACAATATATATGTCCTAAGTAATTATAATTATTATCAAATAAAATACATACATTTATATCTACATCATTTGTTTGTTTTTGTTGATAAAATGCATTAAAATCACGGTCAAATACATCATCATATGCATCAATTGCTCTATTAAATTTATCACATTGATTCTTAATTTTATATTTTACAATTCGATTATATATACTAGTTGTAATTGTATTGCAATAGTTTTTATAATATACAAATTCATCATAATTTGTTTTCACTAATTTTATAAATTTATTATTTAATTGAATAATATCATCTGTATCCCAATTAGATATGTCAATATTATTCAAATCTAAATAATTTCCCGTGTTTACATCTAAAAAATTTATTGAGTCTTTTGTATTGGAATACCTTGGCTCAGATTGTAATACTTTAAATATTATTGTATGTGTCATATTATAATATTATAATAAGATTATTCATCGGAATCCAACCATTGATTTCTATATTCACGTTCTTTATCAAATTTCTTCGCTTGTGTTTCTATATTCAGCGCCTTAAATTCAGGTTGTTCTGCTGCCCAACGCCAATTTCCACTATTATTTGCTACATCAATATCAATCAGTTTTTGAGAGAAATATTTGGCTCCATCTCTCCAATCGATTTTCAAATTATTAATCAAATAAGAGGAAACAATCAAACGTCCACGATTATGCATATATCCTGTCCGATTCATTTGTGTCATTGCCGCATCTACTATATCAACACCAGTTTTACCATGTTTCCATCTCTCGAATGCGCCGCGATTATTTGTCCATCGCCGATGTTGATTTGTAAGAGTCGTATTAATTGTTTCCGGCCATATATATAAACAATGCGCATAGAATTCTCTCCAAATCAATTGTCTTATTAATTCTTTGGAACCTGTTTTTAATTTATGGAAAACTTCTCTCACAGATAAACATCCAAACTTCAGATACGCCGATAAATTCGTAGTTTCATCTGTTAATTGATCATGAATTTTCGCATACATTGAAGGATGTCTAACAAATCTTTGAATTGCTTTGGAGAGATGATTCAGACCTTCTTTTCTACCTCCTTTCACATGAGCCTCTTCATTGATTTCCGCAAAACGTTGATATGCATCGGTTAAAACAATATTACCTCCAGCATCACTGAAACAATTACGATGGGATGGGAGACCTACAGGCTCTTGGATTTGTCGAAAATGAGAAACCGTATTTTCATAAAAAGGTGTGAATTTCTTATAATAGATGTCAGTATTATGAGATGAATCCATATAAGGTATTTCCAAGTCTCTCAACTTATTGATACTTTTCATATCAAAGAGATAAGCATCATTCCATGTTTCACATAGTATGTTGTGTTTTTTACATAGTTCTTCGATTTTATGATCACGATGACTAGAATAAGGAGTATAATCACGATTAAAACACAAATGAGTAATCTTTTTATCTCTTAGAATGCGAGAGATAATTTCGATATTGTCTCCATAAAAACATGCTAATTTCCCTGAAGTGTTTTTGGATATGTCACTTTCTAAATCGGCCAAACTTTCGATCATAAACTGGATAGCCATTTTAGAAGCATAAGGATTATGAGAGACTTGCTCTGGCGTAAATATAAAAATCGGATATAATTTGTCTCCTGGTTTTTTACAGAAATTACGACATGCATTATATAAACCGATATTATCATAAAGTCGATAATCTCTTCGAAAGATAAATAAAACATGATTATTGGAGGTTGTTGTGGCTGACATTCTAAAATAAAATATGTTGTAATAACAATATATTTTTTTATGTTTCAAACTGAAGTCAAAATAAAAGATATTTCGAATTCTATAAACGGTAAAATATTAGATGTTGCCAATGTTTTAAATACATACAGTAGAGGTGGAGAGAAAAAATCGAGACACGACGACGACGACGACGACGACGATAAAAAATCAATTCATAAGATGATTATTCAACCAAATCCCGATGAATCTGTAGAGCAATCATTTATTGGTTTTGATAATATTCCCTCTCATATTCATTCTCTTGTAATTGTCTCTCCGGATAAACATTTATCTGAATTAGGAGTACCAAATGATACTAATACCGTATATCCATTATTACGTAATTTATCTGTGGATGGACATTGTATATCGAATGTGGGAGCCTCTGTATTGAATCGGTTTCCGAATTTAGAATCTCTCGAATTGTTCAATGGAAATCAATCTCGTGTAGGTCCTATGAATATTTCTATACCTCTCGAACATCCTCTAAAAACATTAGGATTACGAGGGAATCAAGTTGCAACGATTGATATTGCGAATGCTCCCAAATTAGAAACATTAGACATTACAGGTCTTATTGAAGGAGATAGTCCAGTAAAAATTGGTTTAACTCAAGGACAACGTGGTTCTGTACAAATTGTGGGAGGTGATAAAACAAAATATGAATTGATTGCTCCTCAATCTGCTGGAGCAACTTTGGAGAGATATGTAAAAGAAGTTGAAGGAGGAGAAGAAGATACAAATATTGGAGGTGGTCCAAAGAAGAAACTGATAATTAAAGAGACAGTGAAAGTAAAAGAAGAAGTTGAATTTCCATGGATAAATGAAGGAATTGCGAAATATTATGAAATAAAAAACAATTATGAATCAACTTGTCAAATAGTAAAGAATCGAACTATTGAGGCTCTTAAAAAGAAAAATAAAAAGATAAAAAAAGGATTAATCTCTCAAATCAAATATAAATGTTTATATTGTGCGAGAGATGTTGGAAGTATTTTTGAGAGAACAGAAGATTCATTACTTGCTTATTGTGGAGATAAACAGAATCCATGTGAATTCAAAATAGAAATCTATAGAGGTTTAATTTATAATATGGAAAAATACAGAGAAATTTTCAAGAGAGATATTGAAGAGGCGAAAGAGAATATTATGAAAACGAAAATGGATAGTTTATTTGGATATGTGACAGAAAAAGAATCTGTGCGTATATTCAAAGAGAATATGGGGGTATATACAACATTAGAAGAGCAATTGAATGAATTAAATTCGCGACATAAGGCTCTCACAAGTACACCTGAAAAAGAAGCAATTATTATGAAATTAATAGGACAAATCAATGAATGTTTGAAAGAGATAAGAGATTTAATTCATCAATACAAGGAAAATGGAAACGAACGTATATTACAATTTGCGATGGAAAAACAAGCCTCGATATTGAAACCTCATGTAGATAAATTAAGAGAGGTACGTTATGAAGTGAAACATATGAATCAAATAGGAGAGAAATCATATTTGGTTCAGTATCCATATAAATTCGATGAATTAGACCCGGTGATTGACCGCACGGCCGAAGGCCGTGTGAAAGCCTTTCGTATTAAACCTTTGCACCTTTAAAATGCCGATTAATAAGTCATAAAATCGCATTTGCGATTTTATTGACCATTAATAGGATTTTTATCGGTGTAAAGTAACGTTGCCTTCACAACATTAAAACGCTTAACGAATTCACAGAATTCGTCGGCGTTTTAAATGTGCAAAGGCGTAAAAACTAAGTATATTTATTATTGAATATTTCCATTACATTGATTGGTTGTTCTCTTTCATATATTAAGTCATTAATTGTTCTATTGGTTCTATTATCAATACATTTTTTAATAGAATTATTTGTTTCAACAAATGAAACTTCTTTCTTTACAATTCCATAATAATAATAGCCATCATTATATCTTTTTTTCTGAAGACCTAAATCGGTTAAATATTTTGCCAAACGTATTTTAAAACCATAATCATGTACTTTTGTTAAATGTTCTTTACCTAAGATTTCTTCAAAATTTAATACAAATTCAACAATTGTATTTAATAATGTCGATGCTTTTATTCTATTATCAACATCTTGTGTAATTTTATAATTATCTATAATATGTTTTTTAATAATTGTCTCTTCATTCTTACTTGATTTTTTAGTTTTATTCATTGTTTTATTTGTATCTATTATTTTATTTATCAATTCTAATGATTTTGTTACATCACAAGCATTATCAAAACCTCGATTCTTATAAGTAGTCTGTATTCCATCAATAATATGTTCATTATTAGTTACACAATGTAACAATTGAATAAAACCATACTCAGTATTATATTTAAATAAATCGATTTCATTTTGTGTAGGTTCAATCAATACAATAGTTTGTAAATAATAAGTGTGTATTAATACATAGACATTTGTTTCATTTTCATCTTTATCATTATCATCTTCAATGATGATTTGATAATTCAATGGTTTATTATGAGGTTCCACAGTATTTTCTTTAAAAGTTGCATCGACAACTCCTTTTTCTTTTTCCACCCCATTATCAATAATACCCAAATCTGCTAATGTTTTCTCTCTTTTTACTGGAATATTCGATGATTGTTCTGAACCATTATTATATAATTCATTTTTAAGTTTATTTACTTGCTGTTTATCATTAATCAATTCAATATATTTTGGTAAAAAATTATCTTTGAAACATACAATGTTATTTTTATTAAAAGGCTTATATAAAACATCATATAATTCATACGGTTTTATATTTTCCGGTATTTCGAAATCTATATCAACTATATCCAATAATGAATCGCATTTGTCATACCAATTTAATAATATATTCATCATATGGTCTTCTAATTTCACGACAGGTATCATATTTGTATCATCAAACGAAATTAATTGGAGTTTATTCGGTTTGGAATTCAGTCTACAATCAGATTTGTATCCACAATCATATCTCATTTTGGAAACATGATTCCAAGGTGATAACATTTCTACTGGCATTAGTTCTTGTCCTAAATAAGTGTAGTGTATACTCATTATACACTACACTATACACCTTTTTAACCCATTTTAAACGCATATAAGATTTATAAATATATTAAAGACCATTTTAATACTATACATAGTGTAGAATGGGCAACCTATTTGAAAAACCGATTCCTGAACCGATTCCTGAACCGATTCCTGAACCAATTCCTGATCCGACTCTTGAAAAACCTTCATTCACTCAATTGAAACAATATTTTTCTGACAAGTTTGTTATAATGGACATTTAAATGTTGCTAAATGGTTACTCCAAATCGGACCTTCTATTGATATTCATATTGTTCATGATGACAATTTTTTTCGATGGGTTTGTGCTACTGGACATTTAAACATCGCTCAATGGTTACTTGAAATCAAACCTACTATTAATATTTCTGCTAATGGCGAAGATGCATTTAAATGTTCTTGTAATAATGGACATTTAGATATTGCTAAATGGTTACTTGAAATCAAACCCGATATTGACATTTCTAATGACAATGAATATGCGTTTAGATGGGCATGTTCATGTGGACATTTAGATATTGCTAAATGGTTACTCGATATCAAACCCGATATTGACATTTCTGCTAAAGACGAACATGCGTTTAGACGTGCTTGTTCTGGTGGACATTTAAATACTGCTAAATGGTTACTCGAAATCAAACCCGATATTGATATTTCTATTGACAATGAATGTATATTTAAGGATGTTTGTTTCTATGGACATCTAAATGTTTCTAAGTGGTTACTTCAAATGAAACCGACTATTGATATTTCTGCTGATGGTGAGTATGCGTTTATAATGGCTTGTCATCACGGACATTTAAATATCGCTCAATGGTTATTTCAAATAAAACCTACAATTAACATTTCTGCTTATAATGAAGATGCGTTTAGGTTTGCTTGTTCTAATGGATATTTAAATGTTGCTCAATGGTTACTTCAAATCAAACCTACGATTGATATTTCTGCTTTAGATGAATACGCGTTTACAGAGTCTTGTTATAAAAGAGAATTAAAAGTCGCACAATGGCTTGTTTCATTACGACCTGATAAATATAAAATTATACTAAATAATGATGGAAGTATTAAGTATGATAATAATAGAAGCATTAGTTATGAAATTATTAAATCACTAAATATCGTCGGAATCAAACATGTTTTTGAAACAGAAACATGTCCTATTTGTTGTGTTTCTGATTGTGATGTTATTACTTGTTGTAATCATTCTTATTGTACAACATGCATTTCAAGTTGGTTAAATACAAATCATACTTCTTGTCCTACATGTCGAAATAACATTGGTAATACTGAATTTAAAAGATTGGTTTGAAAATATTTTGTTTTTGTTTTTATTTAAAAACAAGAACAAACAATACTATAATGAATCGCTATAATATTAATATTAATAAAGTATTCATCTATGCTTGCAGAAATGGTTACCTTGATGTTGCTCGACAATTGTTTGGATTACCTACTATTGACATTTCTGCTGGAAATGAAGAAGCATTTCGAATGGCTTGTGTGAATGGTCATTTAAACATCGCTCAATGGTTATTATTTGTAAAACCTACTATTGATATTTCTGCTAGTGAAGAATTTGCGTTTAGATGGTCTTGTTCACGTGGATATTTAAATGTTGCTCAATGGTTGCATCAAATCAAACCTACTATTGATATTTCTTCTGTAAAAGAACATGCGTTTAGAGAGGCTTGTTCACGTGGACATTTAGAGGTTGCAAAATGGTTATTTCAAATCAAACCTACGATTGATATTTCTGCTATTCGCGAAGAAGCGTTTACGATGACTTGTCATGGCGGACATTTAAATGTCGCTCAATGGTTACTCGAAATCAAACCTACAATTAATATTTCTGAAGAAGCATTTTGGCGGGCTTGTTCTGAAGGACATTTAAATGTCGCTCAATGGTTACTCGAAATCAAACCTACAATTGACATCTCTGCTAATGATGAAGAGGCATTTCGATATGCTTGTATTAATGGACATCTAAATGTTGCTCAATGGTTGCATCAAATCAAACCTACTATCGAGATTTCTGATGAAAATGATTATATATTTAGAGTAGCTTGTAATAATCAACATTTACATGTTGCTCAATGGTTACTTCAAATCAAACCTACAATTGACATTTTAACTGAAGATGAATATGATAAAGATGCGTTTAAATATGCGTGTTCTAATGGACATTTAAATGTTGCTCAGTGGTTGCTTGAAATTAAACCTACTATTGACATTTCTGCTGAAAACGAATACGCGTTTATAGAAGCTTGTTTCAATGGACATTTAAATGTTGCTCAATGGTTGGTTGAAGTAAAACCTACAATTGACATTTCTGGACGTGCATTTAAATATGCATGTTCTAGTGGACATTTACATGTTGCTCAATGGTTACTTCAAATCAAACCTACAATTGATATTTCTATCGATAATGACTATGCGTTTATAGTTGTTTGTACTGATAAAAACTTAAACATTGCTCAGTGGTTGGTTTCATTAAGACCTGACAAATATAAAATTACACTCAATGATGATGGAAGTATTGATTATGAAATTTTAAAAACATTAAAACCATTAAATATCGTTGGAACCAAAGAAGTATCTGAACTCGATCAATGTCCTATTTGTTGTGTTTCTGATTGCGATATTATTACTTGTTGCAATCATTCTTATTGTACAACATGTATTTCAAGTTGGTTAAATACAAATCATTCTTCTTGTCCTACATGTCGAAATAACATCGAAAATACTGAATTCAGAAAATTGGTTCCATTAAGTTAATATAGGTTCAATGAGTGAAATATTTTGAGTAGCCCAAAATTGCATATTTCCATTTTCACGGTAAAAATAAATGGTATCAAATACAGTTTCATCTTCTGTTAAAATTATGTCTCCATCATAATTTTCTGGGTTTATTTTATCCAAAAAATTAAGCGGGAAAAATAAATATCTCTTTCGATTACGCACTTTTTCTACAGGGTCTGATTCTGGAAATGGATAACTTGTAAAAAAATAATATTTATCGGGAATACCATCCATGGATTCTAATTCTTTTACACTTTCTAATAAAGTTTTTGTTTCTTTTTCTAATATACTTTCTGATTCATTTTCATCAACATGAATGGTGAATGGACTTGAATCTGTAATTGGTGGTGATTTGAAATCAATGTTTTTATCGAGGTTTTCACCAAGGTTTTCACCAAGGTTTTCATCGAGATTTTCACCAAGGTTTTCACCAAGGTTTTCACCAAGGTCTTTGCTAAGGTCTTTGCTAAGGTCTTTGCCAAGGTCTTTGTCAAGGTCTTTGCCGAGGTCTTTGTCAAGGTCTTTGCCAAGGTCTTTGCCAAGGTTTTTGTCAAGGTCTTTGTCAAGGTCTTTGCCAAGGTTTTCTTCGACCAGGTTCTCTTCGACAGATTGATTTTCACCTCCCCGAATTGTTGTTATTGATGATTTCATTTCTATTTCGAAATGACTTGGCTCTCCATCTTTATTGTTATTAATACAACGATATACTACATATGGCATATCAATTGTACTTTTATCACCATTTTCCAGTTCTTGTTTTAAATAACTGAATCTCATGTTTTGGATATAAAACAATTTTCGGCATGTTTTATCAAACACATAATCATAAATTTTTCCATCAGCGACTAATTCATCCATATAACCATGAATATACGGTGAATGAATCATGGTAGATTCTGGTATTTTAAAAAAAACATACATTGATGTTTCATCAATTGGTAAAAATCCATGATAAACATTCTCTCTAAAATCATCGGGAGGTATATAATTATTATAACATTTATTCAATTGTTCAATACATTGATTTAAAAATTGGGTTTGAATCGATTCACTATCATTTGACAATTCCGTATGAAATTCAAAGATAGGAAAAGAACAAGTATGGTTTTCAAGATTTGGTTCTATCACGTAGGATAAATAAGGATAAATATGTGTTTTATGAACACTATAAAAACAACAATGAATTTTTAATTGAAACTGTTGAGAATTCGTGGATAATAATTCTGGTAAATTCTTTTTCAAATCATCATTGGAAATATAAATAATATCATCATCCGGCACTACATCTAAAAATGGACTATGCTGTGTTTCTTTTGATTCTTTATCAACTAAAATTTTATCAGGTTCAATATATCCTGGAGGCATCTGTTCATCATCTTCTTTTAATAAAAATGTTGGCACATCCGTAGGCATTTGTGGAGGAATATTTGTAGGCATTTGTGGAGGAATATTTGTAGGCATTTGTGGAGGAATATTTGTAGGCATTTGTGGAGGAATATTTGTAGGCATTTGTGG